TCACTCTGACGGCAGGGACTTACAACGTCGTATATCGATCTGTATCGACACAAATAGGTGTCGCCCTCATGTGGAAGGCTAACGTACCGATTCCCACGACTACAGACATCTATTCCGACCCTGCAGATGCAGCGAACGCAACTTACTATCCCGTCATTGAGGTATTGAGCTCTGCGCCATGAGCACTACTCAAGGATTTGGAGGCGGATTCTCTAATTCTCTTGGGGGAGACGGATTTGGAAGCGGTTTCCAGCGGCCTCGGTCCGTGGCTCCCAACGTAGTCGCCGGCATCAAGAACGACCTGTACACCAGCGGTTACTTCAACGATGACATGGCGTGGTTCGACGGCAGAGAACCTGATACCACCACGTACCCGACAGACGTGATACAGGAACCTGGGACAGACGACGGAAGCAACTTCAGCCGCCGCTGGACGGGATACTTCCGGGCTCCCACGTCGGAGACGTACACCTTCTACACTTTAAGCGATGACTCATCGCTGGTGTGGGTGGGAGACGCGGCGCTGTCGGGCTGGACGATAGAAAATGCCACTGTGGACAACAGCGGAGTGCACGGTCAAAAAGAGGAATCGGGTGCGGTGGACCTCGTCGCGGGTCAGTACTATCCCATTCAAGTGTTCTTCGGCGAGATGAGTGGCGGAGACATCCTCACCTTCTCATACTCGACAGGGACGATATCGAAGACCACCGACCTGACAGGACTCATCTACTACAATCCTGACACACCGAACGGCAAGGGATTCTGAGACTTAAAAAGAGCAAATAAAAGGATGAGTCTTTTCTGTCCATATTTCAAACAACATACCGATGCTAGTTGAAAAATTTCTAGCTGCATTAAATTTTGCAATGTTTTTAGGATCCTTTGTGTGACAGCTTGGCTTAATTTCAATTAATGTCTTTTTACCGCTTGCATACTCAACCAAACAATCAATGACATAATTCCTAATTTTACCGTCATACTCATATTGAATCCGATGTGGTTCCATTTCGTATGAAATGATATCATCATTGTTCTCAAAGTAGAGGACGGCATTAAGCTCGAACAAAGACCTGTAATAGACAGCCTTTGTCGATTTCTTTGGATTCTCAAAGTAGCCATGGACTCGAGTTGCCTTTGTCAACATTCCGTTTTTAACGCACTCAGCCTGTCTCAAACTTTGTTTTGCCCTGTTGTCTTCATTAGACCAATAGGTCTGCATTTGCTCTTTTATTTTTGCCTTGTGATCATCAGACTTTTTCTTGCCGGAGAGAGAATCTGAGATCTTCTTCGCTCTTTCAGGAGTATTCATCTTCTTCACTATCGAAGCAATTCTTGGATCTTCTTTCGTCAATCCAGCACACCAGCCTTTTATCTCTCCTCTTTCCCACATTTCTTTGCGAGTCTTAAGGCTCTTTTCTTTGGCCAACTCATTGTTGCCCCAGTTGTTGTTGATCTTTGCTGCGTGTCCCCATGCGTATTCAGAATATCCTCGTAGAGGACCGTGAAACTTGGTTGCAGTTCCACATCCACATTTGCATGTAGGTTTGACACCCTTTAGCACAACTTCGATATAAAGATCTTCACTGCTTACATCATGCTTCTTTGAGGCATGAATTCTAAGCGAATTCATATTGTTAATTTCATAATCACATTTTGGACACTTAAACATAAAAACCTCCACAGGTTAATCCCATGGAGGTAATTATACTTCACCGAATGATTCGGTATAAGACTTCTACTAAAACTGAAGCACGCAATTATCAAATCGGAGCGTGAGAGAGATCTCGGTGGGTCCACCGTCTTCGTACGTCACTTCACCAAAGTTGGCCTCAGTGATGAATGCTCCCTTGATGTCCCAGAGTTCCACCACGGTGCCGACGGGATCGAGGAGCTTCAACTGAATGTCGCGCTTGTAGAAGTCGGCGTAACCTGAGCGACCTGAGACAGACTCGAAGTGGGTGCGGACCCACTCCATGACCTGCTGTGCGCCCGAGGGGGCGATTGGATCGTGGAGGGTGACGGCCATCGTCGAGAACGTCGTCTTGCCGGCGAGGTAGCGACGCGAGTTAATGAAGGGGACTTCAACTTCCTCTGTCTGGATGGTCGGGCGTGCCGTCGTCTTGATGATGTAGGCGTCGATGCCCTCTACCATTAATATCCAGCGATTTTTACGCTTGGGTTCGAACTTGGCAGGTATCATCGATGTTACGTCTAGTGTCTCTGCGGCCATGGTGGTCTCCTATTATCCTGTTCTAAGTATTCTGTCTGTCGAAAATTGTTGTTGAAATCAGCGATTCGCTCTGACTGCAGCGGCAAAAGTGCCGTCGTCTTCTTCGTCGTCGTCGGTTTGAGCAACCGCAAGAGCTTCTTGAAAGTACGAATCGATGTCTCCGTAGCCGCCGAAGATGTTCTGTACGGCCATGACATCGTTCATGTGATGGTTTTCTCCTCGGCCCTTGATGACATCTTTGAGAACCGAGATCAGTTCTTTGTCTTCTCTGTACGTATTGAAATACTTCTGCGCAAATTCCAAGAACTGGGATGCAGGCGTGGAGTCTTGATGCTCCTCGACCTCCTCCAGGAGACGCCTATTCTGACGTTCCAGGAGGGCCGAGGATATCTCTTCGTTAATGAGGTCTGATAGCTGTTGGCGAGTTATTCTCATTTATTCTCACTGTACTTGGGTAAGGTTGTTGGCGACCACGAAGTCGAGCGACACGAACTCGATGGTCTTGGTGGGCTGCACGAATATCTTACCGCGTATCGTGTTGTTTTCAATGTCCGTCTGCGTCGTCGTTGACGAGTCGATGACGACACGGAACCTCTCGAGTCCTGCGAGTGCCTGGATCCTTTGGAGGCGTGGTGTGACGGCCGCCGAGAAGCGGGCGAGGGTGGCCTCACGGTTGGCCTCGAAGAGGATCGTCTGGGCGATCTCGCGGACCTGACGACGGATGTCGATGAGGAGGCGGCGAACGTTGACGCGATCGAGGGCCGAAGCGGCCGTCTGCAACGTCTTCTGACCCCACACCACGATGCCACCGCGTGGGTTGGTGCCGCTGCGGGCGGCGCCTGGGAAGGCGACGATGGGGTTGATGGAGTTGTCGTAGAGCTTGTCCATGTCGGCCTGTGCCAACCTGACGCGGGGCTCGAGGGCGACCTCGGGGAGAGCTCCACGCGAGAAGCCCGCGGGGGCGAACCATGGGTGACCGACGGAGTCGTTGAGCGCCAAGGCACCGAGGACGAGGACCGAAGGCGGCACGTTCATGTTGGTTCCCTTGGGGTCACGGTAGAGGACGTCTGGGAAGTAGGCCGCGGCGAAGGACGAGTCGACGGAGCGGTTGACGAACTGGTTCATCGAGTTGGTGACGGACGGCAGCTGCGAATCGAGCTTCACTTCAGATCCATTCTCGTCGAGCTGCTCGATGTCCATGATGTAAAGGGCGTCGAAGCGTTCCTCCACAGCGAGGGTCGCTGCGTCTGTGACGATCGGCTCACGGATGCCTGGGATGGCGAGGAGCTGAATGTCGACGTTGGTCGTGTTCTTCATCACGTCGAGGGCCTTGAGGTATGTACGGACGTTGGGTCCGTTCTGAAGCCCACGGCCTGCGGCAGCGTCCATGTCAGACGACACGGCGTTGTTGTTGATCTCGGACTCGTCGGTGTTGAAGACGTTGACGCCGTCGAAACCGCCCTGTATCAGGAAGGTGAACTTGGCGTACTGCTTGTTTCCTGGGATGTCGTCGACCTTGAAGGCACGAAGCTTCGTCTCGTCGCCGGAGCTGTCGGCCGCTATCTCGGTGAGGTTCTTGTTGCCGACGCTACCGTTTCTGACGTAGACAGCCTTGGCCCACTTGGATGGGTCCGCGAGGCCGTTAGATCCGGTGACGACCTGGATGTTCTCGAGTGAGAAGAAGTTGTTGCAGAATGCGTCGGCATCGATGACGCCCCAGGCTGCAGAAGAAGCCTGACCATCGTTGCTGCCCGTCACAAACTTGGCGGTACCGACTGCGAAGTTCGGGAAGTACTTGGCGAATGCCTTCAGCGAGTTGTTTGGCAACACGCTGTCGTTCTGCTTGTTGACTGTCGATGGATGCTCGAACTGAACGCCCCAGTAGAAGCGTGAGTTGACCTGCTCCACAGCAGACCAACGATCCATGTTGGTGATCTTGCCACGCAAAGGAAGCGGAGGAGTGACGGCCCTGTTCGTTGGGCTGAATGTCGTGGAGGCCATGGCGGCCAACTCGAACCCACCGAAACCGGCGAGTGGAGCAGATCCGGAGGTGACGAGGTGGTCGATGCCTCTGAAGCCCATTGGGAGCGCCTCGGGATCGACGTATCCGTTCTCGACGTCTGCATGGACTTCCACTCTGACGTAGTTGGATCTGTTCTCGTAGTTACCCTCGACGACGAGCTTCTGCTCCGATTCCTGACGGTCGAAGTCGAAGTATGCGTAGACGTCACCGATGACCTTGGCGATGTAGCGATCAGACGTTGGATCGAGGTTGACACCACGATAGATCTCATTGGGGAGGTTCTTCTTGTCCTGGTCCCTGTCGGTCCAGTCGCGGAGGACGACGTCGAAGGAGCCATACTTGTTGAGTGGATCGGTCGAGACGGTGATGTTCTCGACAGAGACCTTGAAACGTGTCGAATTGCCTGCACCGTCGTCGAGGGCATGCAGTCTGAAGAGGTTCTGCGACTTTCCACCGAACTTCTGTGAGACGACCCACGGAGACTTAGCGTGACCAAAGCGATCTTCGAATGTCTCGTAGTCAGGTACGGTGGCGCTGCCGACGTGACGACCCAGCGAAGAGGTCACCAAGAACGCAGATGGTTCACCATAGCTGTTGACGGCAGAACCGCTGGCTGTCGATATGAGACCTGAACCGGTGATGACTGCGAGGGTGGGGTGGACTTCCCAGTCAGCGTAGAGATAGTGGCCGGCCTCTTGAAGCTTCAAGGGGTCGGTGTTGAACATCTTGCCGAAGTAGTTGTTGGATGTAGGATCGAAGGATGCGACGACGTAGTTGGGATAACGTGGATCGAGACCCTTGTGACCGTTGAGGTACATCGTGAACTCTTGCTTCGTCTGTCCCGTGCTGGTCGTGAGGACGACGGAACCGAGCGAGGCGCCGCGGACCGATGAATGTCCGTCGCGACCGATGGCTGTCGAAGCAGGAACTGCACTGTTAATGCCAGTCACAGACGATGAAAGTGTCAGGAGGACTCCCGAAGGAGCCATGACGACACCTCTGACGATGGGGAGTGCTGTCGTCGATCCAGGGGTCACCGAACCAGGTCCTTGAAGACCTGCGTCGCTGAAGTACGTGGAACCTACAGACTCCGACATAAAACAACCGAGGAAGTAGAGACGACCGAGAGCACCATCGGAAGAAGCGTTCGTGTTCGACGTGATGTAACCGGTAGCAGAGCTGGGCTGCTGCTCACCGACGACGAATCCTGCCGACGTGACAGAACCGTCTGCGTTACGCTCACGACCGTCGCCGACGCCGAGGACCTTCAAGTAAGTGACAGACTGCGCATTACGCAGCCACTCGACGACGGCAAGGGGTCCAAATTTCTTGCCGTCTGTCTGTCCGAACTTAGAGTACCAATCAGACAAGTTACCGACAGTGATTGGGACGAACGCCGGACCCTTTAAAGAGGTTCCCACGATTCCGGCAGGTACGCCGACAGGCTGTTGCGTGGTTGGACCCGAGATGTCAATCTCTCTTGCCGTGACGCCTGCGCTTCCAAATTTCAGTTGTGCCATTTATCTGCTCCCAATTTGATTTCTAACTATGTGCCTGACGACGAATTTCAGACGAATTGCACGCCGCTATTTGTGATGATGAAGTCGATAGCGATGTATTCCACCACACGGGTTGGAACCACGACGATTCGACCATTGAGTCTGTTGAGGTCGACGTCTTCCACCGTGTTATTCGACTCGTTCATCACGACCTGGAACGCTTCGACACCGGCCTGGGCCTGGATGAGACCGAGCTGGAATGAAGCGTCAGCAACGAATTTGTTACGAACTGCAGGTGTATTCTGCTCGAATACCAACCTCTGTGCAATTCCAACGATTATTCTCTTGATCTCCAGCATCAACCTGCGTACGTTGACGCGGTCGAGGGCTGACTTGTTTATCTGTAGCGTCTTCTGTCCGTAGATCACGTAGCCCAACCTCGGGAAGGAGGCGATGGGATTGATGCGTGATTCGTAGAGACGATCCTTGTCTGCTCCACCGAGGCGGACCGTGACGTTGGAGACGAAGTCGAGTGCTGCACGATTGAAGCCGGCGGGCGCAAACCAAGGATACGTGACCCTGTCATTGAAGGCAAGGGCGCCGACGGCCGGGACCGAAGCGGGGACCTTGACACGACGGCGGTTCGTTGCGTCGTCGATGAAGACGTCAGGGTAGTAGACAGCTGCGTAGTTGTTGTCGATCGAGCGGCCGTCGAACTGAGCGGCCGTCGTCGTGACGTTCGGCTTCGCTGCCGAGTTGTCATAGAGTCTGTTGCCATCGTCGTCGTAGGATGGAATGTCCATGACGTACATCGCCAATCCGTAGTCGCGGACCTTTGCCATCGTCTGATCGGTGATGTAAGGTTCACGGATACCCGGGATGGTGAGGATGTTGTTGTTGGCCTCGAGAGGATTCGTGAGGATGTCGACGGCCGTCAAGTAGGATGCGACGCCGTTGTTGCTCGTCGCTCTGCCCGATGGGTTGGTTGCGAAACCGCTGATCGAGTTGCTCGTCGAGGCACCGCCCGATGTGCCTGCATCGAATGAGACCGACTTATCGTTGAGGCGACGTGCGTCTCTGTCAAGGAAGTTGGTGCCGTCGAAACCACCACACATGAAGTTGGTGAACTTGGCATACGACGAGAACCTATTGAATGTCGAAGCGGGTGCTGTCGAAAGAAGAGACGCGAAGGTGAGTCTTCTGCGAGAGTTCTCTGTCCACGTGTAATCGGTGGCGTCGAGCGTCGCGTTCCTGATGTACGCTGCTTCCTTCATGTGATCGTTGACAGAGCTGGTGAGATCCGTCAGCGATGCGTTGAACAGCGCGACCTTCGCAAGAGTGAACTTGTTGTTGTGGGTCGTGTCAGCCTTGGAACCAGAGACGAGGGCGTCGAGCTTCTCTATTCCGACGAACTTGGTGAAGGACTCGAGGAGAGAGTTCTTCTCGGCGACGACGTTGGGGTTGAGGACATCATTGGATGTCGGATCCGACGATGTCGAAGCTCTCTCGAACTTGACGCCCCAGTAGTAGGAGACGTTGGCCTGTTCGGATGGACCTGGTTGACCTGAGAACGTCTGTGAGCCTGTGATCTCACCGCGGGTGACCTTGAACCTGAAGGGAACAGGCGGAAGGAACGATCCTGTCAGGGTCGCAGCAGCGGCAGTGTTGATCTGCCCACCGAGGCGAGCCGTGGCCGACGTGACCGTCGCTGCGACTGTCGTGTTCGGATTGACGTTCAGAAGTTTTGGACCTCTGAATCCGAAGGGCAACGAATTGGCAGGAACCAATCCTCTTTCAACGGCGTCGTCCATCACTATTCTGACGGTACGGGAGTTGTTAGGATACTTGCCTGTGGCAACGAGACGCTTCTCCGAAACATTCAGCGCATCGAAGTTGTAGTACACCTTGCGGTCACCGATCAACTTAGCAACGTAATTCTCCGATGTCGGATCGAGAGAACAGTTTGTGAACTGCTCCAGGACGATGGGAGACGTGTCGGTGTCATTCCAGTCACGGATCTGCACGTTGAATGTGCCGTACTTGTTCGCGTCATTGACCGATGCCTTGACGTTTGTGATGGAAATCTTGTAGAGTTTGTTGGCATACTCGCCATCATCGAGGGCTTCGAACTTGAAGAGGTCGTACTCCGTGGCTCCGAAAGGTTGCGATATGAAGTAGCTTGTCTGCGGGGCCGAGTAGCGTGTGTTGTAGGAACCGAAGACTTCCCTGAAAGTGAGGCTTGGATTGCCAGAGTTCGAGACGTTGGCAGAACCCGAGAGGACAGCGAGTTCACACGACGAACTGACGTAAGCGACATTGACGTCGACGGCAAAGTCTGCGTGAAGGTAGTGTTGCTCCTGATAAAACTTGTCTGGGTCGGTGTTCAACAACTTGCCGAAGTAGTCCTTGTCCGATGGATCGAACGAGGCTGTGAGGACCCTTACTCCACCGAGACCGTCGGCCGTCGAGAAGTTGGCGTTCAAGCTCGACGAGATGATGATCTTGAACTTGCCATTGGAGTCGACAGTAGCATTGTCGTTGGTCGACGGGCCTAAAGCCGACAGGCCTGTGGAGAGTGGGAGAACCATGACTCTCGAGGTGTTGGGCGTCATGATGACGCCGCGGACGAGGTCGATGCTCGACGCTGTGCCGACGGTGTCGTTGTCGTTGAACATCGGCATGCCCACATCACCGTTCGGGGCGAAGACGTGCTTCGCTGTGAGGAACTGGACGGCTCCACGGTGGCGCTTGTCGCCGCTGATGGCGTCGCCTGTTCCTGTGAGACTGAAGCCGGCGTTGTTGACAGTGCCGTAGTTCTGAGTCGCAGTGAGGTGAGCCGTCGTCGAGTTGGCGCCAGCGCCGAGCACTCTGACGTATGTGAGGGCGGCACGATGCTTCAAGAACTCGTTGACAGCGTAAGGTCCAAAGTTCTTCGGATCGAGGTTACCGAATGTCTGGACGAACTCGTTGAAGTTTGCAACCGTGACGGGGACGAAGGCAGGGCCCTTATTGGCGGTACCGACGACGGCAGCTGGTACGCCGACCGGTCCAGTTGTCGCGGGAGCTGAGAGGTCGATTTCTCGCTCGTAAAAGTTAGGCGCCTTGAAAGTCTGCTCGGCCATTATGTAATCTCCTTCGATCAGTGATTCTTCGCATAACTATCACCGACAAAGTTAGGAAACACTACTTTGTAACCTTAATTTCTAGTCCGCCCAGAGATGCACCAGAGAATGCTGTTTCTCCTCGAGACGTCCTGTTGATCATCTTGACGTATCCCCGAGGCATCGATGCCGCGGCAGGATCGTTACCAAGAGTCGTCGTGTCATCGAGGTCAGAGTTTATGGGATACACTTTCTGTTGCCTCCAACCCACATTCCTCTGGTCCGGCCTGACGTTGGGTGCCTCGTCGAGAGGAAGAGTGGGGTCGTCGGACCCGAGGATGTATTCCTCGGATTCATCGAACGACTTGTTCGACACGTCGACTGTCGAAGTCTCGAAGTTTATCGTCGTGGCAGACACGTATCTCTTCACAGGAATCGGAGACCCCGGGGATGCATTCGCAAAGAAATATGCCGGCACAGAAACTTCAAACGAGTGTTTTATGTACCTCTCCTGTTGCGACATGTCGTCGAAGTTGGTCTCGGTGGACAGTGAACCATCGACGAATTTGGCGACGAACCAGTAACCCTTGTGTGTGTCCAGACGCCACGATTGTCCCTGAGGCAAGAACGTGTTGAATATCTTCTCGATCACTTGGTTGGAATGCTGTGTGTACTGGGTCCAAATAGTCACTTGATATTTGACGGTGTAGAACTGTGGCGTCGGAACGACGATGGTCTCATAGACGTTGTTGAGGAGGTTTGGAGTCAGATAAGCACCGTCACGTGTCGACTTGGCGTCCTGTAAGGAACCTATGTCTCTGCCCGTTGTGACGTCGTTGGGTGTGATCGTCGATAGACCGCTTTGGTTGGGCAGTAAAAGTTTATTAATTAAACCCTGATAATCCCTGTCCGTTTTATCAAGACGTCTCCTGACGACAATCTCGCCACTCTGTTGATTGATTCCTCGACCAGCCACGTCCTCGGAGACGCTCTGGTTCAACTCCGTGCGCATGATGGTGATGAGAGGAAGAAGAAGCGTGTTGCTTCTGTCGCGCAACAGACGACCCTTCTTAAGCAATGCCCACTTCTCACCTGCAGCGAAGATGACGGGAACCTTCTTCATCTCTGCTCCGTCGATGCCGCCACACTGAGCGACGATCTCCTTGTCGAACAGGTGAAAAATGGAAACGTCGACGTCTTCTACGCTGCACGATGGGATGAATATGTCAGGGGCACCTGCGACGTTCTCGTAGCCCGTCGGAAGGGGAGCCTGATTGTAGTTTCTTGTGGAGTTAGTTTTGAATCTCGTCGACATTGTTTTACTCACTCGTCATAAAAAGCTGAGCCAACGTTGTCGGGGTCGCCGTTGCTTGAGACTTCCTTCGGCCCAGTGAGAGGCTTATCGAGGACGCCATTTTCGACGAGGTCACGCTTGTCACCGGTGGCCTCACCTGCAGCGTCAAAGGCATCGCCTCTCTGTTGGTGGAAATCAGTCTGCACAGCATCGGCGTCGGTGTACTCGATGTCGGTCGGTCCGTGGATGGGTGCCGTGAAGAGACCCTCGCGGGCCACGACGCCGATGAGTTTGACTCCATCTTTGTGTTCCGGCATGCCGTAGATGTTTCTCATGAACGATCGTTCCGTTATCTCGTAGAAGATGTCCGAAAAAGAGAAGAAGTCACCGATGGCAACGTTGATGCCCTTGTCTACGAGGTCCCTGTGTTGAACGTACACCTCGATCTCATATTGGGCGTCGACTCCGAACTTATCGATCTTTGTGTCGTTCTGGAAGTTGTTGTCGACCATCGCATCGATGGCGATGGGATTGTCATAGACCTTCTTTAGTGCCTCATTGTAGACGCCGTGAGTCTTCGTCTTCAGCTCGGAAATAGGATAGTAATGTATTTTTTGTCCTATCACATCCTTGACAATTTCCTTCGTTATGTCGGAAATGAAGTTGAGTTCACGTGGTGTAATGAATAGACGGGCCATGGTTCAACCTATAGAGATGGTGTGGCCCTTAGGCATCGGGACATACTTTAGTTGCTTATTGAGCGACTCAGCGGCGAGGGCATCGGCCTCGAGCAGTTTCTGATGCGTCAACTGCGCAAGGAATTCTTTCATCTGCGTCTGCAGTTTGTCTTTGTCCTCACGACCCTGGGACACCAATGCGTCACCGTTGAGCTGCAGGTCCGCATTGGGAATGGGTATGTTCTGAAACTTAGAACGGATGAGACCGAGCAACTCCCGAGCCAAGGCCAGCGTGTACTGACGAATCCACTGACGACCTGGTTGGTTTATGGTCGTGAACGGCACGTTACCAAGCGGCATGTTCTGCGGGCCGGAGACTCCGTAGATGGTCTGGTCTCCGTACGCGGAGGGGCTTAAGGGATTCTGCGGCGGCAACACCTTGCAGAAGAGCTTTCCTGTCTGCAAGTCGGTCGTGGGTATCGGGTATATCCTCAGCTTGCTGCCCATGATCTCGTAGGAGTAGTGCGACCTCCTCACCCTGAAAGCCGACTCCAACATGCCTCTCCTGAGGACGTCTTCGAAGATGGGGAGGACGTAGAAGATGGAGGAGTTGACGTACGACTCGTAATTGAAGTTGGTGGCGAGGAAGTTGGTGATGTTGCTCGCGTTGAGGAGGAACTGCTGGGCGGCGAGCGGTTCCATGTGGAAGAGCTCAACGACTCGTAACTTGCCCTTCTGTCCCGTCAGGTTGTCGTATACGTTGGTACCGCTGACGAAATTCTTGAGTTCCGTGTAGATGTCGTAGTCCTGTTGCCCCGAGACGAGGTCGAAGTATCCGAGTATGGAGTTCTCAGAACCTCCGACGAAAGCATTGGTGGCGTACGGTTCAGCCATTCTCAAGAGATATTCCAGCGACCTCTGGGTGTATCTGTTGGTGAGGTCGATGGATCCCGTGGCAGTACCGAGGACGTTCGTCAACTCCGACACGATCTTCGTCTCGTGGACGAGACGGGAGTACTCACAGGTCGCCTCTTCGAAGCATGCCCAGATCTCCTTCTTCGTCAATTCGACAGAGAGGACGTCGTCTCCAAGCTTCCGCTTGACATAGGTGACCATACCGTCAGCTTCTGTCTGAAAGTCGGAGTCGGAGTCGAAGAAACCGAATGGTGTGGGTGATATGGTGTTCGCGAAAGTCGCCATGTGCCGTCCTCGAGATAAGTATGTATCGTCGACGTTCTTGTCGCAGTCCACCGGAAATTGTGTTATAGTCTCCTTCGACGTTCCGTATATTTAATGTTCAACGATGAGTCAGCATTTCTCTCCTAAGACAGTCTCCAACGGCCTCGTGATGTGCTATGACGCAGCCAACATCAGGTCGTTCAAGGGATTACCGGCGACTAATTTGATCAATGGGATCTACTACTACTACAGCAACTCCGACACGGCGACGTTCAAGTATCAACAGGGTGCAGAAGACGTCAACATACCGTTGTTGGGTCGTAGGTCGGCGAAGTCAGTTTACATCTACAACGACTATAACAATAACAATCCACCAACATCGGGAAACTGTTGTCCTGCTCTGTATTACTTCACCGGTTTGATAGAGGTGAGTCCTTCAACTACATACACGTATGCAATCATCTACAAAGAACTCACAGGTGGCAGCCTCAATGCGAACTACATGTATCGATACGAGTACACTTCTTCCAACGTATACGTGGCAGAAGCAGGTGTATGGAACTCTTCTAGAAGAATATCTCTCGGTGATGGATGGTGGTATGCGTGGGGACAATTCACGACGCAGGCGACAACAGCAAAATTAAACACATATCTGTTTCACTACGAGTACGCGACGAATAACACAGTTTATGTCGCGAACGTATCGTTAACGGCAGGTACGTACGTATTTCCTCCTCAGCACATGCCTGAACCAAGTGTAGTTCGTGGTGCAACGGCTGCAACTGGTGGTGGTGTTCTCGACCTGGCTCGAGGCCAGGGCAGCGCAGAGCTCGTCAATACACCAAGCTTCACGTCGGGAAGTTTAGGATCTTTCTCGTTCGGTGGCACAAATCAAGTTATCATCTCGCCCGAGAATTCGATATTGAACACCCAGACGCCGACGGTAGAGGTATGGATTAAGACAAACGCCACGACTCAGAACGGTTTCTTCTTTGAAAAAGGAAATGTCAATACACAGTACAGTCTCTTTCAACAAGATGCAGACATAGTGTGGAGAATGAGGTTAGGGGGATCGTTGCTTGACATGAGAGTTGCGACCGCGACGTACATCAACACATCTTCGTGGGCTCACATAGTTGGAACATACACGTCAGGCAGTAGAAGACTCTACATCAATGGTAATCTTGTGAACTCTGATTCGCAAACAGGGACTATCGATACGAACACCAACGGCATCTCCATCGGTGCCTATGGTGGTTACAACGGTGCTAGAAGTTACTACTACAACGGTGAGATCAGCGTCGTCAAAGTGTATAACAGAGCGTTGAGTGCCGCAGAAGTGAAGCAGAATTTCAATGCACTGCGTGGGAGGTATGGAGTATGAGCACCGTGGGTGGGCCTATCATAGTAAGAGACAGCAGTCTTGTCTTGCACCTCGATGCAGGTGACAAGAACAGCTTGACCACTGTGGGAGGTGGGTGGAAAGACATCAGCGGTAACAACAACCACGGCACATTCACAGGCACTCCTGTCTACAGCACATCAGGTGGTGGCAGTCTTGCATTCGATGGATCGAACATGTATGCATCGGTTGCAAATCCCTTAGGTCAGACTGCGGCGGCGCAGGTTTGGACAGTCGTGTCGTGGATAAACATATCTAACAGACCTGGTGGGGTTCCTCAGTATCTGGTCACCGGCATGAACCAAGGAAACATGATAGAAGCGTGGCAGGGAAACAACTCCATCATGTACTTAAATGGCGGAGTGGATGATTACTACACGTACGGAGGACAGTTCACTGCACAGGGCTGGGTCATGGCGACGTTTCGTTTCAGAAACTCCACAGGAGACAGACAGATCTTGAGGAACCTATCGAACATCAGCACAGGTGGACCTAATAACACGTCGACTCCCTCAGGCTTGGCATCCACGTTCACAATCGGTAACTACGTCTTGGGTAATATGGCCAACATCATGATCTACAGGAAATACCTAAGTGACGCAGAAATATCTCAGAATTACAACGCTCTCCGCGGAAGGTTCGGCGTCTGATGTCATTCTATCGTGGTCCAAAGGTCGTCACGAACGGTTTGGTGCTCGGGCTCGATGCTGCCGACAGGAACAGTTACCCTGGAAGCGGAACATCATGGTTGGATCTAAGCGGCAATAACTATACCTGTACATTAAGCGGTCCAACATTTTCAACAGATAATAGTGGTACGTTAAACTTTAACGGTATAAGCGATTTCGTGTCAATCCCAATAAATGCTGCATTTAATACCGCCAGCGTAACATTTGAAGCATGGGTAAATCTAAACTCGACAGGTGTGCGGCACATAGTTTTGGTGAATTGGCAAGGAAATGCTCTTGAGGTTAATTCAAACGCGACGCTGACGATGTATAACTTTTCTTCTGGTGGTCAACTCGGCTCCACAACATCTTCAACAATATCTTGGGGAACATGGGCACACATAGCGGGTACCTATGATAATTCGGCACAAGAGCTGAAATCCTATATCAACGGAAATCTTGGTGCAACAAGGGCATCGACAGGCTCCACAATATACAGCGTCGGAGTCCATAAAATATCGGGGACTGACTACAGCGGGCCCGTCAACGGGAAAGTTGCAGTTGCGAGACACTACAACAGGGCTCTTTCTGCATCAGAAGTTGCACAAAACTTCAATGCTCTCCGCGGGAGGTTCGGAATATGAGGAACGGACCACAAATTGTCACGAGAGGACTAAGCTTGTTCCTCGATGCCGCCGACACGTTAAACTATCCGGCGTCAGGCGGTGCGATCTGGTACGACAGCAGCGGTAACAACAGGCACGTGACCTTCTACAATGCAGGCGGGACGACGTATTCTGCGGTCTCACCTGGTCCACCCACGAGAGGAACGACGAGAGTCGGAGAGTTTACTTTCGACGGTGTGAACGACTGGGGCAGAATGGCGTCGACGATTACTGCGGGGTCAGACATAACGGTGTCTGCCTGGATAAAGTTGACGGACACGCTCGATAGAGGTTTACTATCACATTGTAATGGTGGACCTGTCGGTCTAGGATACGGCATCAATGCCGGGAAGATGCGCTACATATACTACACGACTTCGTGGCAGGCGACACAGGGCACGACTAGCGTCAACGACGACACTTGGAAGAACGTCGTCTGGGCGAAGACAGGCACGACGATGGTGATGTACATCAATGGTGTGCAGGACTTTTCAGCGACTCTTCTGCAGGACAAGTCTGGTCCCTTGGTGTGCATAGGATCTTACTGGGGTCCCTGCAATTCCGAGGGATACGGTCCGGGGACTGACTCGTATGGTAACGTCTTCGCAGGTACACTTGGATCGATGATGATCCACACGGTATATTTAAGTGCAGCAGAAGTTGCACAGAACTACAACGCATTGAGAGGAAGATTCGGGACATGAACTACACAAGCAGAAACTACATCGTCTTCAACGTCAGCGAGATAGACAAGGTCGACTTCACTCAAGTCCTCGAGACGTCTGCGGAGACACTCCGCAAGTCGGTTGACGGTACGAAGACGTTCGTCAAGTGGGACACCAAGTTTCTGCAAGTGGACCATGGGGCTCCCGCAGACGATCCGGTCGCGGCGGAGGGGACGACACAGACAGTCGTCTCACCACCTGGTTATCCCTCTTTCTACGACGACCTCACGACGAAGGAGGGACCTTACACCCACGAAGAGATGCTGACGATGCTGTCGACGCCTGAGTGGACTGCATCGATGCCGTCTCCCGAGACGTCAGGAGGTTGATTTGTCTGTAGCGTATTCGCCAAGAGTAATTTCTCGAGACCTCCTGCTCAACTACGACCCAGGTAATCCGAAAAGTTATCCTGGGTCGGGAACTCGTGTCAATGACCTCAGCGGAAACGGTAACCATGGAACCTTGGTCAATGGTGTTTCTCAGATCACATCTTCTAAGTTAGGCTATTTCAATTTCGACGGAACCGATGACTACATCAATTGTGGATCAGGCGTGCAACTGTCGAATAACTTTACGCTGAGCGTGTGGTTGCTCAATCCAAATGGCGGATACCTGATAGACCAAGGTAACATTGGTAATGATCCTACCGGATGCCTTGAGTGGTTCGGCCTCAACGTGAATTTCAATAACCTCACCACAGGAGTCGCTGCGACTGCAGCCTACTCGACGATTCAAAATGGTCAATGGAACAACGTCGTCATGACATACGCTTCCAGAACGACAGGTTTCTTCATCAATGGCCAGTTGGATTCTTACAAATTCACTGGCACGACAACGTTCACACCGACTGGTATCTTAAAGATCGGTCGTCGTGCATTTTCTACGTCATCCATATACTCAGGCGGAATTGGACCTGTGATGATCTACAACAGGCCTTTGACACCTTCGGAAGTATTACAAAACTACAACGCTGTTAAGACGAGGTTTTAAATGACAGTCTCTAGTGGACCTGACGGAACGATCAACGGGCTTGTGTACTGCATCGATGCGGGCAACAGAAAAAGTTATCCTGGGAGCGGAACCGACGCAGTCGATTTAATAGGCGGCGTTTCATCGATACTAACAAACGGTCCATCTTTTTCGACAGACGGTGTTGGAAGCTGGTCGTTTGATGGTTCCAACGACTACCTTGCAATAAACAACTCAAGTAGAAAATTTCAATGGACCCCCAGCGGAGCAGGTAGCAATACACTTACCTTTGAGATGTGGGTGAAGACGTCAGATTCGAATGGATTTTTTGTGTCAAAACCGTGGAATGGAAACGGCGAATACAATTATTACATCACCAACACGGGTTTTCAAGCAGGAAATAACTCAGGATATTTCAATCTCTCGTACTCACAGTTCGCTACGGGAAACTGGGAGCATGGTGTGTTCATCATCACGCCCACGCAGATTACCATTTACCGGAACGGGGTCCTGAACGCCGGACCTTCCAATCACAGCCTCACTGTCAACACGCCTACATATGGAGACTTTAACGACACACACCCGCTCACGATTATGTCTCTATACCCGTACGGTTCGGGGTGGGGAGGTAACACAGGTTTCTCTATATTGGGAAGTGTAGGATTGCTGAAAGTCTACAACAGGGTCTTGACAGCGACAGAAGTTCTACGGAATTACAACGCGACGAAGAGCAGGTTTGGAGTATAAAAGCAAAC